TATCATCCGAGTTCGAAATGTTACATCGAACTTTTGACACATGGATTACTAATGAAGGTAACCAGGGAATAAAGAGATCAAAAGAGATCTTTTCTTGGACCCTGTCTTACCTTTTAGGGGAATCACCCCAGGTCCCTGAGTGGACTGCAAAGTCCAAACTCAATCCTGGGTGCCCTAAGATTCTTGATACTGTCCTGCAGTGGGTTAAACAAAACCCAAAGATGGGACTTACTCTTCTTAGATATAGCGATTTGTATCTCGCTAATCTGGATGACGATAATTGTATCAATGCGTTATCTCCAATTACTATGGAGTCTGAAGCAGATCCCAACAACCCTTTTTATGAGGGTATATTGGAAACTTCTTCAAGGTACCGCGTACCAAACCTCAAGGTTGAGATTGGTTCTGTTCCTATTTTTACAAAAGGACCAAACGGAATCTCCATCCTATCTATCCATAAGGATAGTATAGCCCTTCATCAAGAAGGGATAATGTCCCATAATAAGGAACTTGTGGAGCGGATAACACAGACTAATCGGAGCATAAAAGCATCCGATGATGTCGAATCCATTACAGATGTATTTAGGTCGTCAGACACTAAATACAAATCTGGTCGCGTTGTCTTCTTACCTGAGAAATCGGGTAAGATACGAGTAATCGCACAGGGAGATTATATCTCCCAGTCGACTCTAAAGCCAATCCACGATTCCCTTGCGGAAATCCTCAGGTCAATTCCAGGAGACTGGACATTTGATCAAGAGGGTGGAAAAGAGTGGGTCAGAATGAAGACCGCCACTGCAAAGTGGTCTGCTTCATTTGACCTATCTAATGCTACCGATCGATTGCCTATTGATTTACAGGCGATGATCATTGATCGAGTTCTACCAGGTAACTTAGGGCCTTCTTGGCTCAAGTTACTCAGTGACAGACAGTTTCACTACGTACTCCCTTCTGGAAAAGAAGGTGTAGTTAAGTATGCTGTCGGACAACCGATGGGTTTTTACTCATCTTTTGTCTCGTTTGCTCTACTTCACCACTGTGTGGTGAATCACGCCTACGAGTTAGCTCATGGAAGACCAGGTCGAAACTTCTATGCCATCATTGGAGATGACATGGTTATATTCGACAAGGCTGCCGGTGATAAATACAAAATTATCATG